TGCTTTTTAACCGCTAATTTATTAGCATCGTGAGTTTCGTCAAGCATTTCAAACATATACTCTTCTTTTATGCTTTCTTTTATTTGCTTTAAAACATCTAAACTAGGGATTGTATTCTTGATAATATTGCCTTTATCATCTTTTTCGCCATCTATAAGGGCAGATACTTCTTCATATCCCAAACCGCTTTGCGATGAATCAAGTAAATATGACTTTAGTCCCATCCTTAAATCACCTTTTCCTAAAGAGTCAAAGTAACCATTGAAGCTATCATCGGCAGCCTGCCTAAACCAAGGCTGTATTTGATCTATTGTTCTGCTGGCTTTAACTTTTTTTCCATCAGGTGTTGTAACCGTTTCAGTAGTTTCAGTAAACAATGGATTTATATCAGATGTATACACAGGGGTTCCGGTTACGGGGTCAACCTTTGTAGTCAGCTTAGTCATAGCGGCACCTTGCTGCGAGCTCATAACATTTTCAATGTCAGCTTGCCTTTGCTCAAATGCTGTGTACTTAGGCGCAGTTAAAACTTGAGGTAGCTGTTCAAGTTTTGACAGAGCAGCGTCTATTGGCTGTTGTTTGCCGTCTGAGTCTGTCCAAGTGCCGGATAATTTCATGTTACCCTTTTCATCAAAATCCCATTTAAGCTTAGCTCTATTAGTGCTTATTGCTGATAAAAATTCTATTGTTTCAGGATTATTAGCGCCAGACTGGTTATCATTCTCAACACTATCCATGTACTGCCCCATCATACCCGCTATAGCCTTTTCGCCATCTTTAAACTGCGCTACTTGGGTATTTAAAATTTGTGATAATTTACTATAATCAGCGGGAGTCATTCTGCCATCATCTCTAGCTATTTTACCTTCGTTTAATTTAGCTACAAATGCATTGCCCACCTCTATCCGGGCGTTATTCATAGCGCCTAGATCGTCATCTGCTTTTAATATGAGGCCTTCTTTTGTTGCGTTGTCTATTTTATCTATAGCCATTTGATTGGCAATTTCTTTTTGTCTAGCAACGCGAATGTCAGCTTCAGACTTTATACCTTTAGCTAACATTTGACCAAGCTTAAGACCTCTATTTATGCCTCTATCAATATCTGCTTCTAAATCGTATTGTGGCACATTTGTTACCTTGTAATCAAATGCCCCTAAGTTTCCGTACCTACTCATTACTTATTTTTAATGTATTCCATTAACCCGGGAGCGGCCCCTGCCGCAGCTTCAGATAGCCCGCTTAATAACATACCTCTTTGTTTTTCATATGCCGCTGACTTTTGGGCGTGTTGTTGGTTAGTCATGCCTAATTTACTTGCTAGCCTATTATATTGCATACCCTGTACGTCCATTGCCCCTTGCCTCCCCATAATATCTGCTTGCATCCCGCTTTGTGCAGCAAACTGATTAGCAGCTGTAGCGGACTGAGCATTGGCTAATTCCATTGCTTGGCTATTTCTAAAGTCGGCCATTGAAAATTGATTTGATTGACCGGCATTAAATTGATTCATTTGTGCTTCTTGCCCAAACTGGTTAAGTTGGAATTGGTTAGCAGCCTGCGCCCCAAATTGTGCTGCTTGATTCATAGCTCCTGCGTTAAATTGAGAGGCTTGATTCATTGCTCCCGCACTAAACTGCGCGGCTTGATTAGATGCACTAGCGTTAAACTGCGATTGCCCTAAATCAAATTGAGAAGCTGTATTACTTTGCCTTAATTGATCTCTTTGCAATTGCATTTCGCCTTGCGCTCTACGCATTTCATTCGCCTTTACTTGCTGATCAATATCTGCTGCAATTTTAGATTTAGACTTTGCTGCCGCTGCTGCTAGCGCTGTGGCGCCTCCACCTCCGGTTCCCGCTTGTGCCGCTAAGTCTTGACTTGCTGCTAATGATTGATCTGCTTCTTGCGCAGCCATTTCAGCTCCGGCTGTAGAAACTTGCAGATTATTAAACTCATTAGTTAAACCTGTAGCGTCGCCGGTAAGAAGTGGTCCTACATTAGTGCCTTGGGCTGTGTAACCTTGAGCTTCATAACCGGTTGCCTCATAACCTTGTGATTCGCCTAAAGTTGGCATTTGAGCTGTTGCTGCACTACCAATTTGTCCTGCTTGAGCGGCAATAGGGTCATAACTAGTACCTTGCATGCCTTCAAAAGCATTTTTAAACTTAAATGCATCAACTTTTGCCATCGCTGCATTTTTAGCTCTTTCTGCTTTTTGGGCAGCACGTCGTTTTCTTTTTCTTCCGAACAAAGAGCCGATACCTTTTATAAGACCAGAGGCTGCGCCTACAGCCGCTACAGCCAAACCAGAACTCTGTACTATATAAGGGTCATTTGTTATTTCTAATAAAGTCTGTGTAATCATTTTTTGTATATGAATAATTAAAATCTTCTAACTCGTCTAAATCTGTTAACCCAAGGGGATTTTTAAATACGTTTTGAAATATGCTTTCTTCATGAGCATAAATTGCTCTTTGCGTACCACTTTTAGAAAATCCTATATATGGAGCAATGTAATGTTCTGCAATGCCATCAGTAATTACAGTAATAGACCCAGTTAACAAAAACCAAACATGGTCTCTTTTGTGTATTAAGCTAATTATACTTGCATCTTCAACCATCTTCATGCCTCTTAAATATAAGCCATCTGTAAAATTGTGTGTTAGATTTACAATATTCTTAGCTTCCCTGACTGCTCTGCCATTATTGTGAACAAAGTTTTCGGTTACTTCTTTTGAATAAGCATTAGCTAAAAGATTATTAATTTTTTTTTCAAAAGAGTATGCTATTATTTTATTCTTAATTAATTTAATTAAATTCATATAATATTATTGACTTGAATAAACCGTTTCTGAATTAACAGCAAACAGTTCAGCTTTGTTAATTGATTTATCCACTGGTAGCTTTAAGCGAATACGCATAAATGTACCTTTTGTCCCAGCAACAAGTTTAGTTGCATCTGCAACAACAGCACCGCTAGAAACTTTATATGTTGTTTCTTCTGACACTATTGGTGCAAAATATTTACCTTCTTTTTCTTTAAAAGGAAATTTTATTATTGTACTCATTAAGCAGTTTGTGTTATAGTTAATGTATGTTGAGTAAGCCCTGTAACGCGAGCATTAGCATTAGTAACTTTTACCGCAGCAGTTCTAGTGCTACCTGTAGTGTTATCTAAAACATTAATACTAACCGGATAATTTTGCCCACCTAAATTAGTGTTATCGGGATCAACAGTTATTTGAGCTTGATAAGACCCATTAAAAGTAACCCAATTTTCATCAGTTTCAAAAGTAACTGGTACATTTGCTTTTTCAGCAGCAGTATCGCCAATTACTAAAGAACTATTGCCGCTTGCGGCAAATGAATGTGTTGCTACAATGGTCCCCATTGCGGCAGTATCTGCTACACAATCTGTTATAGTAGATGTGGCTGTAATACTTGCTAACTGGGGCGGTAAAGTAATTGTAAAAATTAAATTTTCTTGAGTAGAGTTTAGTGTTTTTACAATTTCAACGCCAGGTGTGTTATATGCAATTGAATTACCATCAGATACAAATACTTTTGTAGCATCTGTAGTTGTAAAAGTTAAAGTAGCTTTTCTGCTATTTAAACTATAAGGGCTTGCTTTATAGGCCACATTAACACTATTACCGGATAATATAGACAAAACGCCTGATGCAGGCGTAGCCCATGTTAATTCAGGTTGAATATTAATTACTCCACTGGTTGATAAAATATCAGAAGTAGTAGTCGTGGTAACTGTTAAAGGAAACTTTAGTACAGAATTATTATTTGTTTCTTCGCTAGAAAAGTTTTTCTTTCTGGTCTCTCCACCCATACCACTGTGATTGGTGCAATAATAGTACAAAGTAAGCGGCGTAGTAGTATTAGATTCAGCAACTGTTATTTGCGTATATGCACCAGCAGATCCAGGGGTGCCCACTGAAGCTACGTCTGTAGTAAATTCTACACCGCCACCGTGAGTCCCATCCGCTGTTATGCTAAATCTTAAAGGGTGACCAGAATTAGTGCTATCTTCTTGATTTATCCTTACTACAGCTCCTTTTGTTAATACAATTTTATCTTGTTGAATATATCCATTATTACTGGTGCTTTTAGCAATTGCGTATTTATTACTTCCTGAATATGCTATTACTTTAGTATAATAGTTAATAGTTTTTGCTTCCCATATATTATATGTTGAAAATAAATTTATATCAGAATTTATTTCAGCGGGGTCTACATAGTAATTATTATTAGCCTGTACTGTAACATTTAAATTATAATTACCAGTTGCAGTATAGGTTTGTAATCCAGGGCTTACGCTTGCATTAGATAAAGTATCTGCAATTGTAACACTTAACAAGCTTATTGCGTATTCAAGCGAAGCACCCACACCTGCTATTGTAACATTTTTAGTTTCTGGGTTTAAACCAGCAATATAAGATACTTTAAAAATTAAAGAGTTATCTATAATTTCATTAGGGCTTACAATTGTTAAGCCAGCATCCCCAGTTAAAGTTATATCCGTAGACGTGTTAAAAGAAAAATCAGAATTTTTTGGCTTTGCACTAATTACCCACTGTATAATATCTCCTTGTTTAGCATATATTGAGTTTTCTCCCGATATAATACTATTGTCGGCTGCACCTGTTGTTTGAAGACTTATTATATTATAGCTTTCTAAAGAAGGGGTATTCCCAACCGAAGAAATATCTGTTGCCATAAAATCTAATTCCCAACCGCTAGTACCTTCGTAACTTATGTTATTAAAAGTTTTTATTGTTGAAGGACTATCGTTTAATATGGGTTCTATATAAGACTCTGCGGCTGTAGCTCCATAAAAGGTATTTCTATTTATAGAATCATCGTCGTGTAGCCATAGTCTGCCTCCGTTAAAAGTATAATATTTATTATTTAAACTTAATCCCTCTTCTTGTTTATAAGATTTAAAACTAGCCCAGCCTTGAGCCGATTCGTCAAAAGATATAGTTAAATAATTATCTGTAGCAGTAGCAACATTTGTGTCATCAAAACCGCTATAGCCTTTACCTATTAAAGTTAAATTGTATAGGTTGCTGTATTCATCGTAAGAGCCTATTACAGTATCTGTTTTAGATAAAGCATCTCTAAAAAAGTCACTCATACCCATATTAGATATTTCAACTAATCCGTTTTGAGATAGTCTCATAACGCTACCCCTGCTCTTGTCCGTAAAATATTTAGCATAGCCGTAATACGCAAAAGATTGAGGATCTTTAGAAATACCAAATTCACCCGCATAAGGTGCAATAGTACCTAAAAATTGACTGTTTGTTGTAACAGGTATCGCCCCTCCCTCGGCAGAATAAATAAAATCTTTATTCACAGGCGATCTAGATATTTTATCTTCTTGAAAAATTACTATTTGAGTATCATCAGCAAATAATTTTTGTATTGAACCGTCTTGGGGGTCTAAAGATATTGTTAATCCTCCCTCCGCTTCATTAAATTGATTTATATAATTTATATTTGTTCTTGAGTTAAATAAGCCACTAGAATGTATTAAAGTATTAAATCTTCTTTCTTCAGCAAAATTTTCTTTTACAACGTATGCTCTTACCCCTACATCAAATGCTTTTTCATTAAAGCCGGCTCTTAACCTGTTTATTTCAATGTGTGTATTAGAATCAAAACTTAATAAATAGCAATTATAAAATTGTATATCAATTGCGGTAGTTGAAAGAGTGGAAACTAAGCCCCCTGTTGAAGTTTCAAAAAATATGTCTAAATCCGAAGTAAAAGGCTCTGTTTCAAAAACACAAATTCCCGTTGTAATAGTATCTGTAGGCACATTTGCTGTCCCTGACGGATTATTTATAGATTGAACTTTTGTTAAAGAAGCTGTTGTTTTATTTGCAGCATTTAGTATTTTTGGGTATACCGCAACATCACAAGGGGATATAGTACCGCTTGTGCTAGGCGGTATAATTGCCGTTTGATCTCTAGGTATCTTATTTATGCTATCACCAAATCTATTAACCGTATCAAGTGAAGCTATATTTGAAATCCAATTATAATACTCTTGTTCTCTTTGTTTTACAACTATTCTGTAAGAATAAACCCAGTCTATAGATTTTAAAAGGTCTATTGTTGTTTGATCAAAAGTTACTCTTAAAGCTTGAAATGCATTTGTTGCATTACCTTGTTTTGCATCTAAAAAAACAGTGTCTTTACCACTTTCCGATAACAATACAGGCGTTTGTCTTCCAAATTTATCAACAAGAACAACACCAACTTGATATGTTCTTCTTGATTTTACAGACATGTTAACGTCTAAAGCTGTAAATTTTGCATCACTGTCTGAATGAGCTGTAACTTGAAATCTTAATTGTGGTATATCAAAGTTTTGTAAATAATTACCATATATTAATTTTCCACCTGCTAATTCTTGAGACATAGCAACTCTTGGCACCGCATCTGCTACTCTAGTAAGTTGGTCAGCAGGCAATGTCTTAAAGGGGTCTTGAGATTTATAAAAAAAGTTTACGCTTTGTTCTGTTGTAATAACTTTATTTTCTACAACATATAAAGTTCCGCTACCTGTTTCCTTATAAACTAATTCTACTCCAGTTATACCAAAATTTTGTGGAGTTGGAACAGTTAATTGCACCGATTTTATAGCATTTACAAATGTTTCAATTTCACCAAAGTTTTGTATAGAAGATGAAATTGAATCGCTATTGCCTAATCTTGAAAAGCATATAGGCGTAAAGGGTGCTAATATACTATATTCACCGTCTTCAAACTTATACCTGTAAGAAAATCTTACTAATTTATTTTCTAAAAAATTTGAAGTGATTACAGTCCCGTCTTCATTAACATTAGATACACCTATTATAGTAGGCGCAGAATAAGGAGCATACTTAGCAATAGATATAACATTATCAATTGTAGTTAAAGTAGCCTGATTGTATCTAGTGTTATTGTTTCTGGCAGTTTCAACATTTATTTTTCTTGGTGGATTTCTATTGTCAGTAAAGAATAATAATTCGTCTACTAAATTTACGCCTGTTATAGGAAAATCTTGATGAAAGTTTAAAGAGGGGTTATCTACTAAAGTTATAGTTTTGTTTGATTTTTGATCGTATTCTATAATTCTGTGATTGCCTTCTAAAACTCCATTAAAGCTATTATTTGTAGTAACAAAATAATAAATTTTTTCATTACCGTTATCTCTATATTTACCTATGGTTTTTAAGCCAGAAAGACCTTGATTGTTAACTATTAATTTGTTACCAAGTATATTTTCAACAGCGCCTATATCTGCGCTTTCAGACTTACTTACATTTATATTTAATGCTTCTCGATATTCACCGGGCTTTAGCATTTTATCATCTAAATCGCGATTCATTCGACTCGCGTTAAATAGTCTTTTTATTTCTGGCATATGTTAGTGTTTAATCCATTTGGATTTGCCTCTAAGCACTTGTGTTAATTCTTCAAGTTTTATATTGCTAAGCCTAAGCTTTGCATTACGCATTTTTGCTGCAGCTTCTTTTTTGTATAGAGCAGCTGCGCCGGCGGCAGAAGGCCTTATTTTAGAAAGGTTGTATAGCATATTTGCATACACGGCGTCTTCGGCAAGTTTTGGAACTAATACGTTGTCGAAGTTGCCATTGTCTCCAAGCCCATCTGATATGTATTGTATTGAAATTAAATCTCCTTCGCTAAAAACAGAATCAAAATATATTTTTCCAGCCTCTATATCTAAAAGGTAAGTGCCATTTGAGTTTTGTCTTTCTGGTTCTGACCCATATCTTGTTATATAAGTATCTTCATTATTATCGTCAAAATAATTTTCAAAGGTTTTCTTTTGCAAATCAACTTTAGATTTTTGAAATCTACTAGCTGTTTCTGATATTTCGCTAAAAGTCAAATTACCATCTTGATCATATATATATTTAAAATCTTGGTCTTGAGCAACAGATTTAGTAGCTTTACTATTTTTTGAGTTTTGTATTGTACGATGATTACCTTCGTTATCTACAGAAGCTATCTTAACAAAGTTTACATAGTCTGAAGGTAAAGAAAGCTGTAAAGTTGAGCTTAACTCAACTTCTATATTTTTTTCTGCATGAAAAATATCATAACTAAATTCTTGTACAGACCTTTGCGCCCAAAAAGCCACTTCATATCTTGGAACTTTTGTAAGAATTTTATCATCACCTATATACCCAACAATAAAATTATTTATAATATCATTTAAGTGTACTCTACTATAATAGCCGGGAATTGCTGTTCCTGTTCCGCCGTCTAATGCAGAATAATTATCTACGTCTAAAGGTTTTCTTGATATTGCCATTATTGTTCAGTTGCTTGTATTTGTTGTTCTTTGCCTTGTGCAAAACCAGCTATATCAGCTTGTTTTATAACCACTCCGGCTAACGTAAGTATTTTGTATATTAGTTCAGAATATTCGGATACATGGATATCAAAATTTAATGACTTTGCCGTAGCTGAATAACTATCAGTTGTCGGATCAAAAACAGTTGAATCGTATATAGGCTCGTTTGGCACACCCGCAGCTAATTGTGTAGCTGTAGGCATTATATAACCCCATTTAGGTGTATTAGGAGCTTTTAAATACTCTATATTAACTCCTGAAGCTATTGTACTAGGATATATTCTAACAGCGCTACCAACTATTGTATAAACCGGTTGAGTTGCTACAGGGTAAGTTAGTGGGGATAGGTTTATAAACTTAACATCTTTATGCGAAATAAAATCCGCTTCTATGCTATTAACTTGCACACTACCTAACTTATAAAAATCACTAGGAAAAGCCCATACACCATTTGATTGACTTAAATCACCGCTTTTGTAAAAAATGTTTATTTTTTCAGCAGTAGTAATTATTGGGTCTGAGAAGTCAGCATTGTATAATCCACCGGCCTCATACATTAATTGCTTATTAAAATAACTTTCAAATATTTCATTTTGAGCTATATCTGCCAACCTATTATATTCTTCAGGCGTTATATATCCTCTATTATCTTTATTAGCAATAGTAAGTACGGTTTGATATACGTCGTTTATATTTACCATGTTTTGTTTATTGATTAGTGAGCATAAGGTTAATTTCTTACCTTACGCCCTTTTATTACGAAATTTTTTTCATAATAGACTTCATTAAGTCAACGCCCTCGTCTGTTTTAAAATAAGCGGCTAATGCGCCATAAGGATGTTGATCAAAAGGCACTGTCATTACCTTTTTACCGTTTGCTAATTTAAATGTAGTTCCATCATCTGTAAGATTTAATATACCAATTTCAACTGCTCTATTTGCTAAGTTTCTTAATTTAATATCTTCGTCTTGGGATAACTCTATAAATAATGCAGGGTCATTTTGAGCAAACCTATAAGCATCTCTTTTCAATTCTTTAGATGTCATATCTGCCACTGTAGAGCCTAATTCTGTTCTCATAATAGCTTCTAAGTGTTCAATATCTAAAGTTTTAACTAAGTTTAATGCTTCTAATTCAAGTTCTAAAGTTTCAATTTCATCAGATGCTTCCGCAACTTCATCAATTTCTTGCCATAAATCACCCACGTTCGGATGATATATAGACAAAAGCTTTTGTAAAGCTTGCTGTTGTCTTGGTACTTCTAAAACTCCATCTAAAAATGTAACATGCCCCAATGTAACGTACCCCTCTTGTTCGCCTACAAACAAAGATTTTTGATTGGTAGCATATCTTATTTCTTTATTTTCACCAGTATTTTCATCAAACCAAAATAAAGGTTTTCTTAATGTATGCTTAGACTGAATTGTCCAGCTTATTGGTGATCTATTTTGCGATAGAACATATACTCTATCTTTTATTTCCCACCCTTTTTCAGGGTCGGCTATTCTTTTTTTTGCTTGTGTAGTCATAATATAATATAATAAAATTAAAAAAGAGGGTAAGGGCAGCCAAAGCCGCCCATCCTCTAGTAATAATTATGCTTTAAATAATACAAAGTTATTAGCACCTTGTACAATTAAACATCTTTCAGATAAGTAGTGCATTCTCATTTCATCAATTGGTGATGAAGAAGCGCCTCCCACAGATCCAGTAACCCAAGACTTCATTTTTCTATTTTCAGTCTCAGAAGCTCTATAACGTATATGTAAGAAAGGTCTTTTAATGTTTTTTCCAAGAACTTGGTCATATACCGTTGAGGTACCAGCCGGAACTAGCACACCTTCAATGTCTTTAAAACCACCTCTTGTTGAAAAATCATTTAGATATTTCCAATCAGTTTTGTAAAAATCATAAGAACCTCTTCTGTATCCAGTAAATCCTAGATTAAGAGCCATATCCTCGCTATTGTTAAATACACCGAAAGAAGTACCTCCAGAGTATCCACCATTTTGTTGTGCAAGAATATCGTCAATTTCTAAAGAAAGATCTCTTCCTAAGAAAAGCATATTTTCTTCAATAGCACCCTGCTTATCTAGTTGCTTAAGAACAGCATCAAAATCAGTTAAAGCACCACCTGAAACTTGCGCGCCAAAGTCAGAGTATACATTACCTCTAGCCTCAACAGCTTCAAAAAATCCTTCAGTACCTTTGGCTGTAGCCGTAATACCTGAATCATAAAAGTCTAGAGTAGCTCCAGTGTTCAATTGCTTGACGCCTTCAACCATAGACATTTCTAAATAGTCTTCCCAGCGTAGCCTGTTTTCGTGCTCAGACTTTAGATACCATAGGTACCCAGAAGCCCCATTTTCAGAAGTAACTTCAATCCAACCAATCTGAGCAGTATCAGAACCATTAATTGAATAGTGCTCCTTAAGAATAATAGGAGAGTTGGTAAATGTAGCGTAGCTAGGATCTAGCTTTTCGTTAAAGTTACCAGTACCTTTTGCAAATTCAGATCCATAAGCAAGAGCTGTGAATCTTTGTGCAGTTGTAATTGCAGGCACACCTCCTAAAGATTTAACTTGGAAATATTGTCCGCTTACATTAGTTACGATACCTTTTATCATTGCCCCAGTTCCACCTACAGCTGAAGTAGCTGAAGATTGAGCTTGAATCATTACTGTTTGTCCTTTACGGAAATTAACAGCAGTAGTTCCTTGAGAAGTAATACCTAAACTTGTTGGCTGTGCAGTTGGAACAAAAAAGTTTCCAACGTTACCACCTGTAGTTACAGCATTAGCCGTGGCAGGAGTAGTTCCTGTGGTAGGCATTGTGCCAGCATTACTTAAATAAATGATATTTGCATATCTTGTGTGCAATCTACCTTGCTCAGTCCAAATGATTTGGTCTGAAGTAGATGGCATCTCCGCTGATACCATACGAAGAAAAGAACCTATAGATCTGTTTCCATATCTTTCAACTTCTTGTTCGTATACATCAGGTAAAAATTGTTGTGCCCACTGATTAAATGAGCTATCTGTAAAATCAATATAGTTACCAGTATAAAGAGCTTTGCTTTGAGTTGGTTGCAAAGCTGCTGGTATTCCACTTGTAAAAGCCATTTTTTAAATTTTAAAAATTATTTATTCCATTTTATGCGCAACCTATTTGAGGAATCGTTTTCAACAACTCTAACTTTACTATTTGGGTTTTGCACAGCAGAATTGTCGCTGCGGGGGCTCATATCAATATTTTTAGATTTTTTTACTGTTTCTTTTATAGCATCGGCACGGCCTTGCTCATAAAAATGGGCTGCTAATTTATCAGCATTCCTTCCAGCAAATAAAGCTTTATGATAATCACCAACTTTTTCCATTTCACCTTCTTTATTTAAATAAGGCTTAATAAAATTGTCAATTGTTGATTGAGCTGTTTTTACTCTTTTTGTATCGTCTACTTTGAACCTATATTTTTTCTCTCCAACTTTAAAGTCAAAACCTTTGAATTCTTCACTAAAGAAATTATTTGTTCTAGTATCAAATGTATTTTTTAATTTTTCTGCTCTTTCCTGTATTTTAGTTGCTTCGTTATAAAAGTCTTGAGCTTCTTTGTATTCTTCAGGTACTTCATTTTGCTTTCTTAACTTAAGATCTGCATAGTATTTTTCCTTTGAATCATTAAAATGCTTTTGAGCTTTATATAATTCTTCTTTAAATGCTAATTGTTTTGCTTTAATTTCGGAAGGTTCTGCAACCTCTTCATCATAAGCAAAATCTTTTTGCATTAAAAAATTAATATCCTCGTTGTTTAAATGAGGTTTATTATTTTTATAATATTCATAAACTAATGTGGTATTATCCATTTTAGAATAGTCTCTATTAAGATTAACATAATCTTCTAAAGTACCATTCGTATCTTGCATAAACTCTACTAGCTTTTGAACATCTTCTGGGTATTCGCTTGTTTGTACAACATCTTGTTCAACATCTTGTACAATTTCTTGTTCAGATTCTTCTACAATTTCTAACGCTTCTTCTTCTTTTTCTTCACTTTGTTCGGTAAGCTCTTCAATGCTTTCTTGCTCGTTTTCTTCACGAACTTCTTCGCTAGCTTCGGATTCGTTGCGTACAGATACCTCATCTGCGCTTTGCTTTTCACTGGCATTAGTTTCTTGTGTTGGTGGAGTATCAATATTCACGCGGTATACACCGTCATCTTGAAACCCATAGTTAGAATCTACTTCTCCGCTTTCAACTGCTTGATCTAGTACAGCGGTTTCTTTTTCTTGTGGTGAGGTTTCTTCTTTAGCCTCAACCGTTTTTACTTCAATGCTTTCTTCCATAAGATATAATATAATAGTTTAATTTATTTTGCTTCAAACCTAGAAAGGTCAAACCCTCCTAATACGTCATTGCCTTTTGACTCAAATGACTTTTTTGGTTTTTCTGTTTTAGGTGGCCCAGCTATAGAACTTACTGATATTTTTTTATCAGCAATTCTTTCTTGCGTTTCAGATTGTTTTTCAACTAATTCTTTTTGCGCAGATAATTCTAATTCTTTTAATTTTACGTTAAGATCATATTCAAATTGCATAAGCTGTTTTTTCGTTTCAGCTTCAAATTGCATTTTTTTAATATTTAATTCGTTTTCAGCAGTAGATATTTGAATAGCAGAATCAGCTTTAACCTGAGCGGCTTGTGATTTTGCATTTTCAATACCAATTTGAGCCTCCCCCTGTGCCTGTGCTTGAGCTACGGAAGCTGCTTGAGCAGCTTGCTGGTCTACAGCTTGTTTCTTTAATCTTCTAAACTTAAGTAGCTGATTGGCTAGTTTAATGTTCCTAACTTCTCTTATGTCAATAGCGTCTTCTAAAAATATGCTCTGTTGCGACAAAGCCATTTGTATATTAGCTTCTAAAGCTGCTTTTTCATTTTCGTCTGGTTGCAGATCTAAAAATATTCCAAAATCATGCAAATGTAAATTATTTAACTCCTTTAAAGAGCCCACAGAAAATTGGCCTAAACTTGTTATAAATGCATCTCTTGTCGGATGAAATTCTAATACGTCTTTAAATCTTGTTGATATGGCTTCGGCTAAAGTAATAGTAATAAAAAGACTAGAGTCTAATATATGTCTTGTAGCAACATTACTATTAGCAGCCGCCATTTTTTGTACACCAACTAATGCTTTAGGGTCAGGATCAGAACCATCACGCGCTTCATTAAGCCCTGTAATGTCTCTTATCATTTGTAAATATTGGTTGTATGCACCAATTAATAACTGCACTTGATTACCACCGCCACCGGGTAATTCTTGTATTGGCACTTTGCCTGGATTTGGGTCTCCTTCAACAGTTAATGATCTACCAATAATAGATCCTGTTTGAAAATACATATTTAATGCCTCTTGAGGATTATAACTGGTACCATTACCTAAATCAATTTCAGCTAAACCATCTGCATCTATATAAACGCCTGATGGTGTCATTCTTTGTATTGCTTGCTGTAATTTTAGATGTGTTAATTGTATTAAATCTGCATAAGGTGTCATTTTTGAAACAAGAGAATCAATTTTGCCTTTATATATTCTAGGTGCTGACACTATGTAATTCATTAATACTTTATTAGCATTCGAATGCGGCCTTACCATATTAGTTGCTTTTTTCCACTTTAATAGTTTGTTAGCTCCCAATATATAAACTCCTTCGTATATTACTTCTTGTGCTCTTGCTACTCTTTCAAATCTTGTTCTTTTATCTTTTGGTGGATCAAATGAATCATCTTTTTCAATGGCTTTTTCAGCCCCTGAAGACATTTCTTTTATTTTATAAACGTTTTTTTCCCATGTTTTCCAATTAAAATATAAAACTGTTGCAATATTACTATCATAGTTTTGATTTTCTCCTACATTATAACTCGTATTGTAGTTTTGGTAGCTATTGCTTTTTTTAGCAAGGTCTCCAATTTCTTCATTTGATAGTTGAGGAAATTGTTTTTTAAGCTCGTTTATTTTTATTGTTTTTACCTCTCCAAAATAATAACAATCTGAAAAATAAGGGTCCTCTGTGTAAGACCATATTAAATTTGCAGGATCAACGTAATCTAATTTTATGCCGTCTGTATTATTAAAAGAATGTTTCGCCGCACCAATACCTAGTACAGCAATATCATAATCAATTCTAGGTTTTATATAGTCGTATTTGTTTTGATTGAATATATTATCTATAGCTTGTTCTTCTGCTATTTCAATTCCTTGTTTGTAATTAAGCTGCATAAACAAATCCAACTCTTCTGTTGATCCAGGTAGTTTTTCTTTCTCTATGTTTCTTACGTTAGCCCCTAATTGTTGTTCAATTAAATCCAACATAGAGTTAGTATTCATGTCTCTTTGAATACCCTCTACATATTGAGTTCTTTGTCCTGTAGAAATAGGGTCTTCACCAACGGCTCTAACGTTATACAACCTGTCTTGCATGCCATTAACTACAATGTCTACAAATTTGGGCACAATAGGTACAGGCTTCCAATCTAAATTAAGATATGACAAATCGCCATTTATAGCAAACTCGTCTTTATACTTTCTAATTGACTGCTCTCCTCTTGCATAAAGTCGTAGCTTATGGAAATTGTCTTTTAATTCGTAGTACCTACCTTGATTACCATTACCGCTATTAAACCACTCCTGCTCTATAGCTGTGGCTACCGCGGTACCGTATTCAATACTTCTTTTCTCAGAGTCAGAAACGGCCTGACTAGGGAATTGAGAATACTTATTTTTTATTTTTGCCATATTTATTTAATTAGCATACTTCTGCCACCTTCATTCTTATACTTAGAGAATGAAAAATTTAGTTTTTTTGTTGTTTTTTCTTGCCGAGGTCTATATAGATGTTTTCTGCAAGCCATTATAGCTAGCCCACTACTTATAGATGCGTCGTGAGCCGTACGCTTTGAAATATCAAATTTAGCCCAATCTTCTAATGTTCTTTGAAAATGCATATTACCGTGGCTTTCACCTTGCTTGCCCACGTTTTCTTCTATGTAAGATTCTATAGCAGCTGCGTGGGCTTGCTTTATATCTTCTGATGTATTAGGTATACCGCCTAATTCTATTTCAGATTTAGACAATGCGCCGCGAAGCTTATCAGGGCGATTCATAGAGAAGCCTCTATAGCCTCTTCTTTTTAAATGATATAATAATCTTGGCTTATTGTTTTCAGCTAATATAGGTAACCCATAAAAAGCTATTGCCATAAGCACATCTTCAAAAAATATTTCTGCAGTTTGGGGCCTAGCAACGTATTCTAAAAAAATTTTGCTGCTAGGGAAGTCTGGATTCATAGAAAAAGTTGTTAACCCGTGCAATGCTCCATTAGAGCCACCCCCACCAACAGTTCCTGATATATCATAAGAGTCACAGCCAAAAGCTCCAAACCCGTCATTACCAGGATATTTAATACCATTTTTTTCAATAATATTATTTCTTAATTCTTTTTTTGGTAACCAACTAACATAAAATCTTCCATTTTTTGTAGGTGTCCAAATTACTTCTGTATCTTTTATACCGTTTTTCCAAGAAAAACTTCCTCGAGCAACATAACCTTTTAAAGTCATTTCTTCATTATGATCTATTTGCTCGTATATTTTTGTTAAATTAAATAAAGAATGCAATGTCTCATCCCTAAAAGCGTGCTTTTCGCTTCTAGGAAATTGTCTGTAATATTCATTTAATGCATCCGCATCATTCTTTAATCCTTCTACTTCATTTTCCCAGTGTTCAATAACTCCCGCACGAATGAGGCTTCCATCAATTCCTTCAACCGGAGATGATGGTGTTTCGAACACAGGGTATCCATACTTATTAATGAACCCTTCGTAACCCCATTCCATAGGTATGAACAAAGAATATAATCCACTTGAAGTCTGTCCATTTTTATTTCTTTTGTCAACATCTGAATTATAATATAATTTTTTAAAATTATCTCCGCCCTTGTCTAGTGCGTTAGATGTAGATCCCATCATACATTTGCCAACTACTCTAGCTCCTAGCCTTAAACAAGTTTTAGTTACTCTCCAGTTGTTTAATATATTATCGGGTCTTTCCCATTTACCGGATTCATCATGAACTAATAGTATTAGTTTTTCTCCATCATAACTATTATCTCCCGTATTTTTCCAGTCAATTGTTGTATCTAAACCCTGCCCTAATAATTCATCATCTGATTCTTTAAACGAATTTCTGGTTAATCTTCTTGATGGTAACTTGTAAGACAACTCTGTTTTTGGCCTTTCCATACCATCTTGTATGGGTTTAAAAAAGAATGGATAATTTACCGAGATCGGTACAACCTTGTCGGTAAACATTTTTTTCGCATCAGCACCTGTTTTTGATAATATACCGAACCTCGAGTCTCTTGACGTCGTAGCCACATTAACAGTTTCTGATGATGCCATGAAGCTAAAGCCAGACCGTCTATTCTTGAGGTAGCACATTCCGTAACACCTATAGTCCGCTTTACAAGCTTCCCAAAAGTAATAGAATATTCTGTTCGCCTGCCTAAATTCGGGCGCACCCACGTCAATCTTTGTCCAGTTGAGGTACATATAGTGTGACCCTGTAATGTAACACGGTTCACCGTTGCACATGAACCAATACCCATCATTCCTATGATTAAACTCAGCATCAATATATTTATAGTATTGCTCTTTAGTTTGCTCTGGGTGGTTTTTAAATTCATGTATTGATCTTATTCTTTTTAAAGATTCTGGTCTTTCCCTTCTTATAAATACTTGATCTTCCGCTTTTAGCTTTTGACCATCTATTTTTCCAGGGGTTTGAGGTATTGCTATCTTAAGACCTTGAACCTCATATATATCTCCGATTGTACCGTCTTTACTTATAACTACGCAGTCTAAATCATTTTCGTAGCCGTACTTATATTTTTTAAGTCTATTTTTTTTTCTTACTTCTTTAGTATCGAGGTGATCTCTGGTAATGCTATAAAGTGATTGTTTATACATTATTTTATTCTATCTTCTACACCTAAAAATTTTATTTTGTCTTCAGATTTTTTGTTTGATGACAACTCTTCTATTTTTTCTATAATCTTAAATGAGTCTTCAATTGCAACCCATTTAGCTTGAGCAGCTATTTTTGCTTTTTCAGGTTCTAACTCAACTAAATTAATTTTTTGTTTTATAACTTTTTCAAGCTCAACCAAAGCAATTTCTGCTGCTTCAATTACTTTTTTCCTTAGATCCATATTTTACTGTAACTTGATTTGATAAAACTCTATATAATTTTTTATTGTCTACATTAAATTCATATTCTGAATCTGGAGTAAACCCCACCACGTCTCCTATAGACAGCCCTAATGAGCTTAAATATCTGTTGCTATACACAAGCTCTCCAAATAATTTACGTTCTCTTAGAACGCTCCATTTTGAATCGTCTTTTATAGGTTTTACAAAACAATAGCTGTCTAGACACTGCCAATCATCATTTCTTTTGTAAGCATATATTTGATCAGGAGATACTGTATATTGATCTTCTGTTATAAAACTAGAAGAATTTTTTTCTTTACCATAAAGGTCAATCCATCTTCTAAAAACATTGTGATGTAATAAGACCTGATCTCCTTTTTTTAGCTCTTGAGTGCCAAGCATGGGAACAGAAATAACTTTGCCTATTCTATTAGTATACATGAAATCTCTTTCAGATATTTCTGTATTTAGTATAAGATTTTTATCTTTTACTTTAGTGGAATTGTTATATCTATTTTCAGAATATATAATATAATTGTAAAGTGATCGCATTAATAATCTAAATTATATTCAACCGACACCGCCATGTTTGAATTAAAATGTTTCCACGGAAGTATCTCATCATTTTTTTTAATAAATATTTTGTATGTACCTTCTTCTTCTAGTATGTCAGATATTGTGTGACCACCGTAAACTTCTTGCCCAACTGAATAATGCATTGCCTCATTCTTATAATCTTGACCAATTGATATTTTTCTAATTAATTTCATTTAATTTATTTTAGTATGTCCATAAAGTTGTATCAGGTGCGCCTGGATAGCCTATACCTAAATGTATAAAACCTTTTTTCCGACTAACGCCTATCCTAGTAAAACCAACTTCCATTGCAGCTTTAACCAATCTAAATGTTTTCTCGCCCCCAACACTTTCTATATCTACAGCGGCTCCATAGGCATGTTCACCTGGATTATTCTTTGCGGCTTCAATAGGGTGGTCTGGGCTTCTATATGTTGATGTTAATTTTATAGGGTTGCCATATACTTCTCTTAGTCTGTCGAGCATTTTAAGAAGCCTTTCATCCATCATTTCAAAACCGTTAAATTCAGATTCCTCAAAGTATTTCATTTTTTATTTCTATCTTTTAATTTAATATAAATATTCATCCCTGTATATAGTATTGTCATAACTAATACTACAGTTTGCAACAGGGGGTTTATGTTAGGCATAGTTGAAAATGCTACCGCCCCGACATTTAAGCCGTAAATCTTTAAGTCGCTCATTTTTGATGTTTACTGTTTCCAAATACTTTTTCTACTCCACGCGAACCGAAATAGCCACCTATGACAATAGTAAGTAAACCTGTAATTGAATCTAAAGGATAGCCCATATACCATCCTGCTACATAACTTACAGTTAAAAATACTAAAGTTAAAGGACGAACATTTGCCGCTAGCCATGAACCAGAAGTTGCGTCGGCTACCCAGCGTTTTGTTGTACCATCTATTTCAGCTCTTTCAATATCTAATTTTTTAAGTGCAATTTTTTTATC